GGTGGAGCGGCATCTGCGGGAGACGCATGCAGGTAATCAAACGGTTATTCGACCCTTTCATCAGTCGCGGAACAAGGCAGCTCGTATCCTGTCCAATGCGACATGGTGTATGGAGCACATCTATTTCCCCGCGAACTGGCGTGACCGTTGGCCAGCGTTTTATGATGCGCTCATGAAGTATCAGCGCGAGGGCAAGAACAAGCACGACGACGCGCCGGATGCGCTGACAGGTATCGCGGAGAAGATAGGCCGCGGCGACACATACAGTTTCCAGTGAAGGAGGTGATTTTATGTTTAGTCTACCAAGCATACGAGACTTTTTCCGCGGGTTGATCCGTTGGACGCGCAGCAGCGGAATTACAGAGACCGAGTTTCTCGAGCTTGAGATTCGCGCATGGCTCGCGTCGAAGAAGCGCGAGAATATGCTGACGGGCAGGCGCTACTATGATGGCATGCAGGACATCTGCGATAAGAAGCGCACGGCCATCGGTGAGGGCGGCAGAGAGCGCACTGTGACGAATCTGCCGAACAGCCGGTTATGTGACAACCGCTTTGCGGAGCTGGTCGACCAGAAGGTCAACTATCTGCTCTCGAAGCCGATTGAGGTCAAGACGGAGGACGAGGCGTTCAAAGCAGCACTTCAACTCGTGTTCGATACGACATTTCACCGCCGTTTGCGCAACACGGGATTGGACAGCGTGTCTGCGGGCATCGGGTATCTCCATCCATACGTGTCGGACGGCATCTTGAAGTTTAAGCGCTTCAATCCCGAGGAGATTCTCCCTTTTTGGCGGGACGAAGACCACGAGGAGCTTGATTCGTTCCTGCGTATCTATCCGACGTACGTCTACGAGGGAGCGCAGCCTAAAATAATATGGCGCGCGGAGCACTACACGACGGACGGCGTACGGCGGTACATCTGGACGGACGCGCAGCAGCTTATTGCAGATACGCAGGAGCCGGATAGCTACATCACGTACGATGGCCAGCCCATGAACTGGGAGCGCGTTCCGCTGATTGCCTTCAAGTACAACGCGAAGGAGATTCCTCTTATTTGCCGGGTCAAGTGCCTGCAGGATGCACTAAATACGCTGGTTAGCAATTTCGCCGACAATATGCAGGAGGACGTACGGCATACGATTCTTGTCATTGAGAACTACGACGGGGAGAATCTTGCGGATTTCCGGCGCAACCTCATCGCTTATGGGGCGGTCAAGGTACGCACGGACAGCGACAGCGGCAGGGGCGGTGTGAAGACGCTGACCGTCGAGGTCAACGCGGCGAACTATGAGGCAATCGTCAAGATGCTGCGGCGCGCCATCATCGAGAATGGGCGCGGATTCGACGCTAAAGACGAGCGCATGAGCAATCAGCCGAATCAGATGAACATCCGCTCGATCTACAGCGACATCGACCTCGACGCTGATGGCATGGAACTCGAGTTTCAAGCCGCGCTGCAACAGTTGATGTGGTTCGTGCGCGTGTATCTCGGCATGCGGGGGCAGGATAGCGGAGATGTCGAATTTATATTCAACCGCGACACACCTGTCAACGAATCCGAGGTCATTAACGATTGCCGTGCGTCGGTGGGTATCATCAGCAAGGAGACCATCGTCGCCAATCATCCGTGGACGAAGGACACAGCGGAAGAACTGAAACGACTGAAACAGGAGGAGCAGGAAGCGGGCATAGACGACTATGCAAATCCGGGTGGTGATGGCCATGACGAAGAATGAACAGTACTGGAGCGACCGATTCGAGCGGCTGAAACGCCGTGAGATGGCGAAGGCTGACACGCTTACCGCGGGCACTGCCCGAATGTATCAAGAGGTGCTGGAAAAGCTCCGCAAGGACGTCATCGACTGGTATGTGAGATATGCTGATGAAAACGGATTGAGCCTTGCCGATGCACAAAAGCAGCTCGACGCACGCGAGATGAAAGCTTTCAAGCTGAAACTCGAGCATTACGTCACGCTCGCCAAAAAGAAGGGGCTGCCGGAGCGGTATCAAAAGATGCTCGAACAAGCGTCGATCCGGGCGCGGCTCGACCGAAGTCAGCAGATTTATATTCAGACGGCGCATCACATTGAGATGCTGGCAAACCGGCAAAATCTTGACCTAACCGAGCTGCTTGCGAATGTTTACGGGGACAGCTACTATAGAACCGCGTATGAGACACAGCAGATGAAAGGATTTTCACCCTTTCGGCAGATTGGGCAGGAGCAGATTGACGCTGCGATCTCAAAGCCGTGGGCGCCCGATGGCAAGGATTTTTCGAGCCGCATATGGGAGAACAAGAATCAACTGATTCAAAACCTCCATCTCGACCTTACGCGTGCGCTTATGACGGGCGGCGGCACAACGGCAATCGCCGAGGGCATCGCCAAGCGTATGAATACATCGTTCTTCAACGCACGGCGCCTTATCGAGACTGAAACCGCCTATGTGCAGGAAAAGGCGGCGTTTGACTGCTATAAGGAGCTCGATGTTGAACAGTATCAGATTCTCGCGGTGCTCGACCGAAAGACAAGCCGCATCTGTCGAAAACTTGACGGCAAAGTGTTTGCGGTCAAGGATGCAAAGCCCGGCGTAACCATGCCGCCGTTTCATTGTCACTGCCGCACGACGACGGTACCGTACCTTGAAGAACTCGAGGGAGCGGATATCGAGCCGACGCGCGCCGCGCGAGACCCCGATACCGGCAAAACGGTGTTCGTGGAAGGTGACATGACATATGAGAAGTGGTATAATAAATATGTCAAGAAGCCTTCTTCGGAAACGGGCGGCGGAAGCGGCACTGTAAAGGCAGAAGAACATGTCGTTCAAAACGAGCACTTAAAGAGTATTGTTGACAACCTAAAAGCTGATAATGTTGAATACTTAAAACCGATTGCGTATAGCGGTCCTATTGATGAGACATCTGTGATTAAGGCGTTGGCCGGCGATGACAGAACGACCGGTTCATGCGTGTCTTTAGGGTTGGCATATGTTGGACGGCTCAGCGGGCTTGACGTATTAGACTTTCGAGGCGGCCGCAGTCAAGAGATTTTCTCTCAGAAAGGCACGCTAAAGAAGGTTATAAAATTCCCTGGCATCAACGCAATCGTTGAAACGGCAAGGTCAGAAATCACCGTAGGCAATAAACTCTTGAAGCAAGTGGAGGCTGGGAAACAGTATTATTTCGTTGCAGGACAACACGCTGCCATTGTGCGAAAAGCGGATAGCGGTGCTCTCCAATATCTTGAATTGCAATCAGACAAGCTGCAGGGCTGGCATACCTTCAATGGGAATCCGAGGTATACGCTATCGAAACGCTTTGGGTGCCGGAACGGCAGGGGACGAGATGAGATGGGCTTTATGATTGACATTGAGGAGATGAAACGTTCTGAGGAAATAAAAGCCTTGCTGGGGTACATCAACACGGCGGCAGAAAATGAAATGAAAGGGGAAGGTGGAAGTGTCAAATAAGAAGTTTTACAAGAACAATGCGACTGATAAAATCTATTGGGTTGAGACAGACACGGTAGGTCAGTGGCTTTTTACGTTCGACAAAAAGACCATTTTCAACATGTTTCGAGATTATCCCGGTATGTTGACACCCGAACAAAAAGAAATTTTCGACAGCGAAAATCCCTATTGGAAAGAGTTTTTTGCCGGCCGTGCAGGTTGACAATGATGCCTTGATCTAGGCTAAACAAAATAGCGAATAAGCACTTACGAATCATCGTGAGTGCTTTTCTTATGCCCTCCGTGCTTGACGGCAGGGCATTTATATTCAAAGGAGGTCATACCATGACGAAGGAGGAACTCAAAGCTCTCGGGCTGACCGATGAGCAGGCGGCGAAGATTGCCGAGGACTACGAGAAAAACTACGTAGCGAAGGGCAAGCTCGCCGAGAGGGACGAGGAGCTCAAGGCCGCAAAGGAGGAAAGCAAAACGGTCAAGAGCGAGCTGGAGAAGCTCAAGAAGGATCACAAGGACAACGCCGAACTCGTCAAGCAGATCGACGAGCTGAGGGCGGCCGCCGATGCCCGTGATAAGGAGCACGCGGCAAAGGTTAAGGCGATGGAGATTGACTCGATCGTCGAGAAGTCCCTGCTCAGTGCAAAGGCGAAGAACACCGCTGCCGTCCGCGCGCTTCTTCAGCTTGACGGCGCAGAGGCGGAGAATGGTGCGATTAAGGGGCTCGACGATCAGATCAAAAAGCTCAAAGAATCCGATGCTTATCTTTTCGAGGAGGATACGGTACGGATTGACGGGCTGAACCCGCCCGGAGGAAATGGTAGCAGCACACCTGCGCAGACTGTGCAGCAGCAGTTCGCCGCTGCGCTTGAAGGTTAAAAGAAAAGAGGTAATAACATATGGCAATCAATACGCTTGAGATGGCAAAGATTTTCCAGCAGGAGCTTGATAAGCAGATGCTTGAAAGCGCGACATCCGGTTGGATGGAGACAAACGCCCGCGACGTGAAGTACAACGGCGGCGATACGGTACGCATGCCGCGTATCTCGACCACGGGCTTGGCAAAGTATGATCGCGATCTGGGATTTAACCAGGGTTCCGTGACGCTGACCTACGATGACTATAAGCTGACGCAGGATCGCGGCAGGACATTCCAGCTTGACTCCATGGATGTGGACGAGAGCAATTTCATCGCCTCGGCGGGCAATGTCATGGGCGAGTTCCAGCGACTGCAGGTCATCCCCGAGGTTGATGCGTACCGTTATAGCAAGATCGCGGCGCTTGCAAAGGGCGCGAATCGTACAACGGATGCATTTACGCCGAGCGAAACGAATATCCTCACACAGCTAGACAAGGAGATCACGGGGCTGCAGGACACCATCGGCGAGAGCGAGCAGCTCGTGATCATCATGGCGACGCCGATCCGCACGGTGCTGAACAACGTGAAGAACATCGAGCGACATCTGGATGTGACGCAGTTCAAGGCGGGTGCAATCGACACGAAGGTAAAGACCTACAACGAGATTCCGATCCTCTC